TTTCATAGTTGCACCCCCTACTCTTCGCTATGAACCTCATATACGAATGTGCTATCCATATTCTCGTATGATGGAAGAACAACCTCGGAAGCAAATGTTGACATCTTCATAGGTGGTCCGTACTCTGTCTTTGTAGCGACTGTAATACCTACACCATATGTTGTTACATCAACATCAGCTACCTGTCTTGCGGTTCTTTCTTCTGGTGTAGTGCCAAACCAAGTACTGCCAAGACTGCCCTCCGGAAGAAGCGTAACCTTGTTATCTGGATAGAAGTACTGCTCCTTGCCATCATCATCAATGTACATCTTATCGTAAAGTACGATAGTGAGCTTTGTTCTCTTCTGCACTACTGAAATAACAGTATCATCATCAACCTCAATAGTTGCTGTAAGGTTCTGTGCAAGGATTGAGTTTCTTATCTGTGCATTGTCAAGCAAATACTGGAATGTATTACTGTTCATAAGTGCATATCTAGCAATCTTGCCCTGCTTCTGTAACTTCTTCCTTGCATTGTTAAGGTCTGTAAGTGGCTTTGAATTAGCTGTATCGCTCCACATACTTGTGCCAGATAACTTTGCGTAATGGTCTTTTGCGTATGAGCCATCCTTATCATAATCATAAGCATACTGAACACCATCGCTTACAATTGCAATTACTGGATGACCTGCACTTGTAGCAAGAAGCGACATTCTCATGCGCTCTGGAACAACCTCTGCACCGCTTACAAGGTTGTTAGTATCGTCATATACGCTTGATAAAGCACTTGCAAGGTAAGGGTCGTCTGCTGACTGAATACGCTCGATTTCAAGCATTTCCTCTTCACCGACTGTCATTCCCTCGCGGAAAAATGCCATCTGTGTTTTTTCCTTGCTTAATCCACCTCTAGCTCTAAGAGTTGGGATTGTGTCAAAGTTAGATGGTGCAAGTGATACTGGAAGTCCTTTGTGTGTCTTAATCCAGCTTAAATCAAGTCCCTGTTTCTTTCTTTCCGGAAACCACTGTAAGCCAAGATAAGGTATCTGATTACTAGCGTTTTCTGTTGCTGACAATGCAATAGACTTACTGTCTAATACTTCATTAATTAACATCTGTTTACCTCCTGTTATTATTCAAATACAATCATTGGAAGGGCTGTCTTAACTGTTTCGTCATATGTAACGCCAGAATGTGCTTCTGCCACCTTTGTATTGAGGTATGCTTTCTTAAGCAGTACACCCTGTGGTCTGTCCTCTGTTACATCAAACCTTAAGATACCCACTACTGTAGCTGTATTGTCAGCCTTACCATTCGCCCCGATTGGAGTACCTGCTTTAACAATCTTCTTGCCCTGTGCGTTTGTAGTTGTTACACCATCAAAATCAAGTGTTAATGGGATTGCTTCGTTAGGCTCTCTCTTTAAAATCTGAACATCTCCTGCGTATGAAGTCTTTTCATACTGCATATTCATTTCCTTTGCCATTTCTTACCTCCTGTTATTACTGAATGTAATGTGATAAAACGTCATTGTTCTTAGGTGCATTAGATATAAGGCTTTCTGCTATCTTTTCAGCATTTGTCTTATTGTCTGCACTGTCTTTATTACTGCCACCGCCCGGAATATCCTGATGTTTAGCAATCTCCTGTTCCTTAGCCTGTGCCGCAGCTGTTTCTTTTTCGGACATAATCTTGCCAAGTTCGGTGTAATCAAGGCTTCCATCGTCTTTAACAACTGTCTTTGCTTGTTCAGCAGTAATCTTAAAATTAGTCATAGCTGCTTCCCTCTGGTCTCTGATAGCGTTAGATTTCTGTAAATCGGCTATCTGCTGATTAGCTGTATCTAAGGCTTTATTTGCCTTTTCAAGCTCTGTCAGATTGCCAGCCTGTAAATCATCAAGCTGTTTCTGTAAGTCGTCTGCTGTGTCAGCCTTAGCCTTGTACTGCTTTGCCTTGTTTTTCTCCGTAGCAACTTCTGAATTGTTCTGATTAAGAAGATTGGTAATCTGCTCATCTGTTGCTTCTGGAAAAAGTTTTAATACATCTTCTCTTGTCATAATTACCTCCGTTAAACACACGCTTTTGTTACCGCAGGTCGCTCCTGCTGTGTCTTCTGCTATTTACCGCATAGCTGCAAAATGTATAAAATAAAAGCAGCTACCGATTATTCGATAACTGCCTTATTTTGCTGATTATTAAGTTGATTAACTATCTCTTGTGCTTTCTTTTCTTGTTCTTCTACATCTTTAATAGTTTTGTATAGATTATCTAAATATGGCTTAGATAATACATATGTTTTTTCAGAATCGCCCCATAAACCAACTGTTTTAATTGCAACAAGTGGATGTATGCCAGCTTGTAAAAGCAAAAGCAACGTCTGAGCCTTAGTGTACATATTATCCTGTGGACTGTGATTTATCTGCACATCAAAATCTCTGACTGACAACTTTAAATCTTGTCCCGCAAGTCTTAGAATATTAAGAACTGCCACAGCTAATCGCTTTTCGCACGATTTAACAATAGGGTCTTTCAACTTTGCTCTTGTTTTAGAAAAGTCCCAACCATTTCTTAATTCAACTGCCCCCTGTGTATCTCCGCCGGTATTACCTTGTTTGTTAGGAATTGCCAATATTGATAATGTGTTATCCCATAAATCTTCCTTAGCAACTTGACATTGTGTCTGATTAAGCTCCTGTGTCATAATTTCAACGTCTGACTTATTATCTTTGTTGATAGATTTAACTGTAAGGGCGTGGTTCATTTTCATTTTTTCAAATGTTTCTGTGTCAACTTCGCAATTAACAAACTTAACCCAATACTCAACAAACTGCTGTATGCTATCCATTCTGTTAGACTGCATATTATTAATAGCGTCCAACATACCTATGACAAGCTCGATATCAGATATTCTTTCGTGGTTATTAGGGAACTCAACAATAGGAATTTCGCCATATGTATGTAGTTTTGCTTCAACTACTTTGCTATCAACAATTCTAAAAGACATAGTGTCGGAAAATGCCATCTTATACCAGTTTCCATCCTCGTCTTTAAGTTCTTGTATAACAAGCATAGGTTCTTCTGTGCTTTCATTGTAAACAACGTAAGTATTCATTGGCGTAGGTGCTACAATTCTGAATGGCACATCTCCATTTTTAGGTTGAACTGCTTTGAATGATGTACCTGTTGCCGACTGCCACTCTCCAGCTTTAATGTCTTTCTCCTGCTTATTGGCATCCGCCATAAAATCATTGAGTATGTCAACTGCCTTATTGATAGTTTCATCATCTTTGCGGCTAATAAACTGGATTGGCTCGCCATATGTTTGTCCTACCTTAAACTGAACAATTTCATATGCGTGGTTTTCAACAATCTTGTTTGTAATATCTTCATTAGTCAGCTTATGCCTATATAATATTGGTTGGTCGCCCTTGTAGTAATGCCACAGATACTTAATAACTGGTTTATTCCAATTAAATACACCTATAGTACTTCCAATAACCTTAACAACATTGTTAGCAGTTATTGTATCTACATTCGTATATGCAATTTTACGTCCATAACAGCCTCTAACAAGGTCTTGAAAATACATTGTATTCATATCTTGCTCCTAATAAAACCTCATACCGCTTGAACTTCTGCTGTCCGGTATTTCCTTAATCTGAAAATCATCATCATCGTTAGGCACATACCAAATCCATTTGTGGCAGTGCTTGCACGCTAACTTATGTGTTCGTGGGTCTTTGCTGTCTGCTTTAGTCAAGAACTTATGGCAGTTCGGACACATAATTGACTTGTCTTTGTTTGTATAAAAAATCATATTGTTACCTCGTTACATAGTAAAAGCACCGTCATAATTAAATGGCGATGCTTTTCGATAAGGATTATACATGTTTATGAAATTTGCTTTGCTCATTGTAATAATACATAATTTTTTCGTCACAATCGTAACATCTTTTATTTTTTTTCAATAAATCTTTGAAAAGCCATTTTTACGCTACTTTCTGTGTTGCCACCTATGATATGTGCTATCTGAATCCAAGTCTTATTTTCTAAAAATCTAAGATTGATTATTCTTCTCATCCTGCTATCGTCAACGTTTGCTATAAATTGCTCAACCTCGTTAGTTTTCTCTAACAAATCATCTTCAAGTAACTGCAATGTGGCTTTTCTGGCATAAAGAAGTGTTTTCTTTCTGCTGTACTCTGGAAATGGTATGCCTTCAATCTTAAAATGCTGTTTACCACCATCGCCGCCGCTAACAGAATCTATAACCATTTCTCCGGCTTCAATTTTGCTTATATCTTTTTCAAGTCGTTCTATCTTTAGTCTTACTTCTTTTACTTCTTCCTGTAAATCTGAATACTGTGATAAAACTTCCTTTGTTACCATAATGTCAATACCTCCTAAATGGATTTATAGCAGCTTCAACTTTAGCTGTTCTATTGCCCTGTGTTATTCTTAATGCAAAGTTCGAGAAAACATCTGGAACATCATCTAATTGTTTCTTACCTGATACTGAATACTGCTTTAATAGTGACATCATTACTCCATATGGCTCATTAGGCTTATAAAGTGAGGGGTCTTTAAAAATAATGTGCTGCAATATCCAGTTAGAACATTGAAATATCCTTGCTTCCTTATTCGTTTCAGTTGGTGTATCAGTAATGTTACATATCCAACCTACACTCTCAACTCGCTTATTAACTTCCATAGCCACTCTGTCGCCGCCGGCGTTACGCTCAAACTCACACTCTTGCACTTTATTATTTACAAGCACACCTGCAGCATTTCTATATTGTTCTTCATAATCTGCCGTGTTATCGCATACGCAATCAATGCAGTAATAATCTTCTCCATATTTTTGCAATACCGGTAGTACAAAATAATCCGTACCTTTACCTTTTGTATCACATTGAGCTGTGATAATTTCTGGTTCTCCGTGTGGCAAATTAAGGTATCTGCGTATTTTGTCGTCAGGAAACAATAATCCCTCACGCTCAATAGGTTCTTGTTTATACAAACATCTATAAGAGATTTCATCCATCAAAAGTTGTTGGTCTGCAAAGAACTCTTTTGTAAAGCCGCTATACTCATAATCAAAATTACTCTCGCCTGTTACTGGGTCTACATCTGGTACGGCAATAGTCTTAACTCTTTTGTTTCCTGCGTACATATTCTGTATTCTTCCGATAACATCATGCACACTCCAACGCGTAGCAATGTGTATTTCTTTACAATTGTGTCCGTCCGTATCTTGGATTTTTCTTTGCCTAGCATCTACCGCATATTTATCCCACAGCTTATCAAGTACCATAGGGTTAAGTGCTTCTTCAATGCCACCTATCATATCATCTACAAGCAAAAATTTACTTGCACGAACTTTACCGGCATTTTTACTTCCGACAGATGTACATTGTACGCTTGGAAATGGCTTATATTTACCTATGTTGAACTGCTCTAACTTTGCGTTAGTGCTTGTAACTGTAAGATTGGGGAAAATTTCATTCCACGCATATTCATCAGCATTTGTAACAATATCGTATACGCCATCATAGTACATTCGTGTAATGTCGCCAGAATGGGAGTAAAAAAGACAAAAATCATTAGGAAACCAGCCAGCTACTAAAGCGTTAAACATCTTTTCGATAGTTGTCTTTCCTGCTCCAGGTATCAATGATACGCACAATATATCGTATTTATCATCAATCATGCCCTGCAAAGCTTCTATTAACCCCATTTTTAAGAATTGTTTGCGGCGTGGCATATAGAAGCGCTCTTTAGGTTCTCTTTTCTTTTCAAGATACATAAATGCACTATCTACTATTTTGCTTTGGGCTTCAAGTAATAGCACATCATAGTATTTATCAAGTAAATCAAAGGAACTTTTATTGTCAAAGACAAACTTCTCTATCTCCCACATAGGTAGCCCTATATCACGCATACAAGCCTTTTCTATGAGTTCTTTTGCCCTAGTAGTACATTTCAACATTGTATCAATTTCGCCCTCATTCTTGGCAAGCTGGCACACGTTGTAGTAGGTTTCTATAATATTTTCATCTATTCCATTTTGGGATATGTATTTTTCGCATTCATCTATCAGTTGATTTAATTCAGAATTCAAGAAAAGCACCTCCACTTTTCAGCAAAGGTGCTTATAGACCTCTGCCTATAACTGTTTTAGGTCAGCGACTACAACCAATCTGTAGCCGGCAATATTTTTATTAGAATGTCAGCATTGCATCACAGCAAGTCGGATGCAATCTATTCAAAAGTGCATTATAATCATCAATTACATACCGTGCTGGAATCATATATGTTTTAATGCCATATTTTTCCGCTGTTTCTCTTTCAATGCTACAGCCGTTCCAATCATAACTCTCACATATTCCAATGAATACATCAGCCTGTGCCAGCTTCTTAAGGCTCTCGCCTAAATACCACACAGCTTCTTTACTGTCTTTAGGTGGGTTATCCTCAATGTAGCTGTCGATAAGCTCTAATTCTTCGCCCTCGTATATTTCAGCAATTTTTTTCATCTTCTGAATACTAGCTTTGATTTCTTCCTCTGTTCTGCCTTTCATAGGCACACTTACAAATAACTGTTTCATAGGTTCTATCTCCTTTTATATGTTTTATCAGCCTTTAGCTTTCTAAGGTCAGCAGCTACAATCAATCTGTAGTCGGTAATTGTTTATCTTAATTTCTTAACTTCCAGACAAGTATGTTTCCCATATTTTTCAATTCTCCATCTGGTACTCCAATGCTCAATGTGACAATTTTTATCTTCATTAAGTGGAATTCTATTGACAATGGCACTTGCGATAATACTTGGTGGAATGTTTAAATCATCTACAATCAATGTTGTCATTTGATTTTCTCCTTTTGGTAATCTGGCTTTTTTAATTCGTTCAAATACTTTGTCATTGCAATTTCAGTACCATTTTCATCTTTTGTGCAAACAGTAACGCAATTACTTTTATTGCTTCGTAAGTCAGCAAGTATTATTTCCGTTTTATCATCATCAAACTTGTAACACTCACGCATTTTCTCAATGCAGTTATTCATTTCTGTTATTTTCATAATATCACTTCTTTCCCTCATTATTCGCTAATGATTTTGTTTCCTCTAGAATTTTCATTGCTAATGCTCTTGAAAATTCATAATTATTTTTCGGGTATCTGCCTAGAATTGATTTTGCATACTCATTAACTGCATCAACCGAAACATCAATGTCAATAGTCATATCGTGAAATTCAGATGTTTCTATCGGTTTGCCATCATCATCGCCGATATGTTTAACATTATCAATCTTTCTGAATGTTTTCTTATCAATGCGCAACACTTTTTCTGATACCTCGACACATTCTTCTCTCTTTTCTTCGTTTGTACATTTACCATCTGCATTGTATCGACAAGAAGTCAGATTGCATTTTTTATTTGCATAAGCATTATTCACATTATCAATCCATTCACAAAACGGAATATTGTTGATTTTGGCATTGTCTAATGCCATGTCAGCTATCTCCTGTGCCATTTTTCTGTATTGAAATTCCATAATCTCGCCCCTAAATTCTTGCAACTACGTGTTCTTTTGCAATCTCTTCTTTTTCTGGGTCGTAAATAACCGAACCGTTTTTATCAGTCTTATTCTTATCAAATTCGCAAGAAACTTTTATACCATCCTTGTTACTGCATTCTGCGTGATAATCAATGACACATACTTTCTTCTGCCATTTCCCATTGGCATAAATCTTTGTGTAACCGCCAGCTCTTGTTTTAATGATTATTTTACTTCTTGATTTCTTCATTTCTCATAAACCTCTCAAAATCTTCCATGCACTCATTACATAAATCGTAAGTCATATTTAATATGCCACTCCTTGTGATTGAGTTCATACACAACAGCCCTACTTTTATTTCTTTTCCACGCCTATCACAAGTGCGCCATTCTTTTTGATGTTTCATTCTTACACCTTTCTGTACGGATTAAAAAATTCTTTGTCCTGTCCGATTCCAAGATGTTCTCTCAATGCAAAATTAGTTATTCTATCTCGATTAAAAGAATTGCTAACAATATAATTTGCTGACTCCCCATCTTTCCATCTGTCCGTACTTGTCATAGAATCATAAACCTGTTTATATTCTCCGGTCAGCTTGCCAAATTCAAACCATCCCAAGTCAAATGTTACTCCGTAATCATAAAATCCCCTGTCAGACCACTTTCTGACATAGTACATTAATTGCTTGTACGAAAATCCAAGCCTTTCAAAAATATTTCCAATAGTTCTTATGCTCAATTCGCGGTCGCTCGAACGCAATTTTCTTTTCTGCTCATTCACGCAAGCCCTAAAAAATATTTCTTCTAATGGTTTCACTGTTATACCTCGTACATTTTCTTGATAATTTTCATAAAATCGTTTTTGTCAATAACTTCTGTGTCTGGATGTATTTCATGCAAAATGTTCTCTGTCGCATAATCTGCCTTGTCATATGCTGCAAACGGAATCCTTGAATAGTCAAGGTCAAGGATAAGGCATGAGCACCGCTTGTATGGCAAGCAATTATTTGAAAACAAAGGTGCACATATCAAAGTAAATTTATCGGTTTCAAATTCCATATACTTGTCTTTGCGCTTATATGGAATCCCTATGCCTTTAAGAATGTTTTCAAGCAACTGTTCAAAATAATATGCTTCTTTTATGTGAATTGAAGTATATGTATATATTGGTTTAGTCATTCTTCCACCAACTTTCTGCCGCACATAGGGCAATAAGCTATTTTCATTGCCATTTCAACATTTATATCTTTACTGCAACACACCGCAAAGGACGGACATTTATTCAAATCGCATGTGATTACAGGTTTATTCGACAACTTATCAATCTTGAACTTGCCATAATGTGTTATGACAGGGGATTTTTCTTCGCAAAACTCACACATATTACACCTCAAATCTTCGTAAATATATCCAAATCATAGTTATCTCTGATATAATTAACAACTTCTTGTAATTTTCCCCTTACAAATTCATCATTAGCAATATCTGGGTGCGCGTAAAACATACAACTGTCTTTCTTTCCGTCTGCTTTATATTTACGATAGTTAAATGTCATCATAAACAATGGTATTCTTGTTAAATTCTTTGTCTTGCGTCTTATCCAGCGATTAATAATTTTCTTAACCATTATTTTTTCCCCATAAATTATCCGGTAATTCTTCACCGCCATAAATCTTGTTAGCGTATTTCTTAAATGTCGGTACGCTACAACCTGCTACTTTTGCCGCTTTTACCTGTGAAACCCGCCCCGATATGTATAGGTTTATTGCTTCATAGAACTTATCTTTGTTTAGTGGGTGTACGCCTGCTGCCATAATAATCACTCCTTACTTTGATTTTCAACTTGATGATTATATTTTCTTACATCACTACGCATTTTAGATGGCATATTCTTATAACCTGTATTTTGAAGTTCTGCTTTGAAAGCGTTAAAATCATCATCATTTTTAACAAATATACTGACATATTTATCAATCTGCGGTCTTGTCATAAGCACACCATTTTCAGTAAATACCTTTTTGATGTAGTTTGTATAATAACAATATCCTTTGACTTTTTCGTGGTATAATCCCCAAAAATAATCAGCATTTTCTTTTGTTTCAAACTTTGCCCTAATCTCATTGTTAGAAATGTGATTGTAACAATGTCTGCACAATGTAATTAAATTGCTCTCTCTATCATCGCCGCACATTGAAGCTGTTCTTATATGTGACATTACCAACGCCCTGTATTCTCTGTTACTCTTTCCGCAATATCTGCAAGTATAATTATCTCTTTTAAAAATCTTGGTCTGTAAATCTTTGTATGAACTCATAATGAATACCTCCTACAATTCCTTACTTTCACACCAACTGCTCTTACAAGCGTGATTCATAATGTTAATTAAAACCTTTTCAGAAGAAAAGTGAACTAAGCTGTAATCACATTGTGCTGAAAACTTTGTATTGAAATATTCATCAACCAACATCTTGTAGTCTGTATTATCGTCCATATCACTTATAGCCGCATAATAGGTATCTGTATATCCGTCACGCTCTATGTCGGTTTCTTTTGTTAAATTATCTACTACTCTTGATAAAACCTTATCTGTTAATGGGTAGTGATATTCTCCAGTACATTCTCCGTGTTTGTCTAAAAAGTATTTAAAGAATGCTTCTGTATTTTCTTTGAGCGTTTCATCGTTAGTCCAATCATAAGCTATCTTGCCAGCTCTGCTTATCATTCTTTCTTCGGCAACTTCCCAATCACTTTGAGTGTATTCGCTTATCGGCTTAAACTCTTTCACTTTTTTATCTTTGGGTAAAAAAGAATTACATTGTTCTCTGTTAAGAGAATTACACTCTGTATTTAATGTTCCGTAATTAGTGTTATGGTAATCATTGTTAGTAATCCCTGTTAAAAGAGTTACACTTTGTTGCATTCCCGAGTTACACTTTGTGTTATTCCCTTGGGAATTACATTTTGTGTCATTCCCGTTTTTCTCATTTTGTAATTTCTGTCCTTCATCTTCTGCTATAACCTCTTGCCTGATATTTTCTTCCCATTTTTTAACTTCTGCGTTGATAACATCATAATTAGGTCGTATATGTATAGTTGGCATTGAATTGAATTTGTATTTTGCTGTAATTACAAACTTTTTTTCTACCAACGATTTAATCGCTTTGTCATACTGCCTTTCAGTAATCCTTATCTCTTCCCACCAGTCTTTTCTTTGCTTTGCAATCCAATATTTGCCATTTTTGTATATCTTGACTTTGCTTTTATTATCTTTAGTTGGTGCAAACCAATATAAAATTCTTGATAACAGCGTACCCTCTATCAAATCACCTGTTATGTCAATGTATTTATGGAATGTGTGGTTACACCTTGCTGATGATAGAAAATTAACTTTTGTTTGGATTTCATTTTCTGATAGCATATTTATTACCTGCCTTTCTGATAACTGCCTTATTAACAAAACAACAAACAGGCACTAAGGCTTGTGCTTTTCGGTAGCTAACCTAGTTTGTTGTAATCGGATAGACAGGACTTGAACCTGTGACTACTTGAATAAATCAAGC